AATGGGATGACTTTTACTGCTAAATATTTAAAAGCTTCTATGCTTTTATCTATGAAGGCAATTGCCGGAGAACGTATTAATCGTTCTCGAGGCTCATGTTTGTTTAGTGAGACGAAAGTCTCATTAACAAATATGGGTTTACCCCGAATTATCCCTGTCTTTTGAAGAAAAGAAATTAGAAATAATAACACCTTTGTGATACGTTTGGTACTTAGTATATTTAATCTCTATCGTGTACTACCCTTTAAAGGAAAGGTTCAATTATCTACGATTATTGACCCTTCAAATTTTAAGGTTAGTGATAGAATGATTAATTTTATACCAAGATTTCTTAATCTTGTTGGTTGTTATGACAATCCTTACACTTTTAATTTTGATCCTTTTGTAATTAGGTCTGCTGGTTCCATGGTTGAAGTAGAAAATGAATTACGATATTATCCTTTAAAATTTAAAGGTAAACGTAATTTTTCATTACCCTACTACATGAAATCAGGTTTAAGACCTGGATTAATTCGGAAATCAGAATACTGGTGAGTTACCTGACGTGGAAATTCTACATCAGGTTTTCTTAGATCCATAAAGACTTTATACATGAATCCTGTTTTATGGAATTCTGTATCTTACTTTTTTAACTCTCCTTCTTTAAAAAGAACATGAATTTCTAAAAATTCATGGTTTTATTTAGAAGAATTTGCTAAAATTGTTTGCCATTTTTCCTTTATTTTTAAAGGAAGTTTGGGTAGTCTTGTGTATCTAGATGAACCAGGTAAAGTAAGGGTTATAGCAATGGTTGATGTATTTACTCAATGGGTATTGAGTCCTTTACATGACTATTTATTTGATATTTTAAGAAAAATTAATAAGAATGATGGTACCTTTGATCAGGATTTAGCTGTAATTAGATTAAAAAAACTATTAGAAACATGTAAATGTTCCTATAGTTACGATTTATCTGCAGCTACTGACCGGTTACCAATATCCTTACAAATTTCTTTATTAAATAATATTAGTCCACTATTAGGTGATAATTGAGGTAATCTTCTTATAAATAGAGATTACCTCACACCTGATGGTGTTCCATTACGTTATACTGTCGGACAACCAATGGGGGCACTCTCTTCTTGGGCGATGTTAGCATTTACACACCACTTTATTGTTCAATATGCTGCTAATCTTGTTTATGGTAACAATAACTGATTCTCTAAATATGTTATATTAGGAGATGATGTTGTTATTACTGATAAACCAGTTGCAGCTAAATATCTTTCAATTATGAAAGATTTAGATGTTACTATCAATCTTAGTAAATCCCTCGTATCCCCTAAAGGATACGCTGAATTTGCTAAGCGATTTGTAAACTCTAAAGATGACTTAAGTGGTGCATCATTATTGGAATTCTCATCTCTTAAAGATGGAATGTCTAATCTGATGTCGCTTACAAGAAGATATAAAATTCCTCAAAGTAACTTCTATAGAATCTTAGGGCGTGGATCTCTCTCTCAAGGTCATTATTATGACATTTTTAAATCGAAAATTAACTCCAACTTTATTGATAGTTTATTATACTCTCTGAGTATTTATAAACCTTATTCATTATTTTATCATTTAAAGGAATATATTCCTTATTTTGGTATACCAATGATATTATCAAAAAAGAAGTGAGTTGATAATTTATTTAACTCTTGAAAGGGTGTTCAATCTATGGATCCTATATTACATAGGTATGGTATTACCAATTTTATGCGTCCATTATCCGATTGAGAATTAATCTCTATCAGACAAATGACCCATAAATGATTGGATATCATATTATTCCATAAAGTTGATTTAATCACACGTACCTTACTCATAAATGCTATGAGTGGACTCGATAAATATATTTTAAAAATATTTTATCCTCAGTCTAGATTCTATGTTGATTTGGTATGAGGTTGCTCTCCAAAGATAAAGTATACAGATTTTCTTTCTAAACGATATTCTAAAGATATTATTCTTTATGATAATCCATTAAAGGAAAAATTTTCCTTATTAATGGAACATCCAAGAGTATTCTTTAGTTATATTGCAAGAAAACCATCTGATATTAATGTATCACATACATGGAATCGTGTACGGGTTCTCAATGAGTTTAAATCATTGAAAGGTCTAAAAGATCTTAATAAATGGGTTCTATTCTATTTACAATGATATTCATTGTGAAAGAATAGATACAATATAAATAAGATCTGTGATGTTAAACCTATTCCTAAAAAAGTATTTAATCCAATGACTCCTTCAATGTCCTTTATTCAATCTATGATTGATAAAGGCCCATAAAGGGATCTTTTAGATAATATTTTAAGGTTTAAGATTTAGCATCATAAGACTATCATATTTAAAACATTGCCGTACGGTTTCATGATATATCCCTTATTGCTGTAGCATAGGTAACTAGTCTCTAGAGGTCTTGCAATAGGTAGTTATTATCTGTATAATAACCGATCTACTTTAATACTCAAGAAACAGTAGTGGGCCTAACGCATGTTAGAAGTAGATATAATATTATTATATCCGAACACCTTCCCCAGCATAGGAGTGGTGGGGGCTTCTGTCACTAATATTGATAAATTTACAGTCTCTAGTAATAATGGAAAAATTTAAATGAATTAAAGTAGAACTTTGACAAGTTCTATTAATTGTTTTTAAACACATAAGTGTCC